TCATAAAGATATTCATCCATTGCAATCTCTTGATCAGCAAAGTACCACAATCTTTGTCCACCAGCTTCAATCCAAGTAACATCAGTAAGAGCTGAACCACTAATTGATTTAGCTTTTCTGTTGATACCTAAGTGATTGATATACCAATCTGGGTAAACATGATTTTCGTAACCTCTTTCAGAGCTTTCAGTAAATGCAGTACCAACTTTACCAACTGTAACACCAGCAAGTAATGCAGCAGCAGTAACAGCTAAAGCAACATCAGTAGACATAAGCTTTAATTGGAAAGTATATCCACCTGCAGTAGCAGAAGGCTCACCAACAACAACAGCTTGAGATTTATCTGCAAATCTGATTACATCATTAGGGTTTAAATAATTTTCCTCAAATTCAACAGAGAATTGAGTAAGTCCAACACCGTTTCCGACATTAGTACCAGTACAAGTAGAAGGTCTATTTGTTCTTCCTAAGATAGACCATCTAAAAGCATTTTCTCCGATAAGCTCTTCTTTAGCAAATCGAGAAGTTCCATCAACAAAATATGTTAATGAATATTGTGGGTATTGACGTATTAAGTTACGAGCAATTTCAGGATATTTAAGTAAGTTTGTTACCAAAGCATTACTTTCAATTGTTTCCTTCCCATAAGTTCCACTATGAAATTTCATCCTTTTAAATATTAATTATTAATTTATTAAATTTTTCGTGTTTCATTCTCCAAACATAAAAGCATTAGGATTAAAATCATCAGTCTTTCCACTCGGATCTAATATTCTTGTAGTTCCAGGAGTTTCAGGTCTTTGAATGTTATCCAGCAATTCTTTTTTGCTTAACTGAGAACCTTTGTTTTTCATTGCATTTAAGATAGTTTTTCTATTTTTCCATAACCATGCGGCTTCTGTTAAATTAGAATTATTATCTGTAATGTCGTTAAGGAAATCACCAGAAGTAATATACTTAAAATGATCATCTCTAACTTTATTTAATTGGGCTTCTTCTTTTGCCATTTTAAAACCAAACATTGTTTCGGTTGTATTTAAATGGTTTTTTAAATCTGCCACAGATTTGTCTCTTTCAGCATCAAGCTTTGCTTGGTCAGCTTTTTGAGATTCAAATACTTTATTTTGTTCTACTTTAATTGCTTTATTTAAAGTATTTCTAATTTTTTGAGCTTCAATATTAATAGTGTTATTGTACTTATAAGTATCTAAAGCTTCATCTAATTTATCATCTTTAAAACCTTGTAATTCTAAATCTTTCTTTAATAAAGATTCATCATCATATTTTAAAAAATCTCTTAATTTAGTTACTGTTTCAGATTCTAAATTTTGAGTTTTAAATTCTTGAACTTGTTTTTCATAAGCTTTATACTCTTCTATTTTTTTGTCAAAATCATCTTTGTTTGAAACACCTTCAATACCTGTTTCTTCCCATTTAAAACTGTTTTCAATAGTTGTTGGATGTTCTTGTACAATTTCTTTTTCTTCAACTTTAATCGTTTCCGATTTAGTTTCTTCTTTTACTTCACTATCATTATTATCCCAAGTAAAAGAACTTTCCTCTTCTTTGTTTTCTGTTTTTGTTTCTGTATCTACAAATTCTGTAGAAACAAATTTAGAAGGATCAAATTCTTTTGCTTCTTCAATTACTTCATTAACAATAGCATTGTCATTTTCTATAACCTCGGTATTATTTTCAACCAAAGCATCATTTTCTATTTCTTTATTTTCTTCCATTTTTTAAAATAATGTTTTAACAAATATAATGAATTATTCATTCTTTCTTATTACCTCAATTCTTTCATCTACTCTTTCTTCTGAACCTGGTGGAATAATGTCAGGTTCTACTCCAGTTGATGATTTTAAAAATTCTTTATCTAATTCAGATTTATGATCAACAGATTGCATGTCTTGTTCTTGCACATTGTTATCATCATTAATTTGCAATTTAGTTTGATTATTAAGTTGTGCAACTTGAACATCAGATTCTGCATTAATTTGAGCAACTTGTACAGGTACTTGAATTTTTTGAGCATCAATTTGATTTTTCTGTTCTTGAGCTGCAATTTTTCTTTCTTCAAGTTCAACTTGCTGAGCTTTCATTTCTTTTAATGCACTTACTAATATATTTTCAACTTCAGTAGCACTATCACCTCTAACAGCCTTAATAGCAGCTAATGGCTCTACAGCTCCAGTAGAAGAATATCTTTCTAATAGTTGTAACATTATTTGTTTCTCTTGTACCTCTTTACTACTATTTTTAATAAAGATTCCGTATTCATCTAAAGAAATTGCTTTATCAATTTTAAATGTTTGCATACCCATATCACCAAATACATTAGCCATACGACCTTCATTAGCCCAACACATACGCATTTTGTTAGCTACATCTTGTAATACTTGTCCTACTACTTTATAATGTAAATCAAACATAGGAGCTGTAATAGTAGTTGATTGTAATACATTACGTTCTGTAACTCCTACTAAATCTCCTTGTTTTTGTACACCACTTCTTGCTGAAGATATACCAGTTAATTTTTCAGCAGTATCTTCTAACATCAATTTTAAATTAACTAATTGTTGTACTGAATTACTTAAAGTAAAATCAATTTGTTGAAATTGATTAAATGTAGAAACTTGTTGACCTTCTTGTTTTGAGTTAATTAATATTAATCCTGAGTTTTTAGCGTGATACAAAACATCTGCTAATGGTGTTTTCTTAGGCTTTTGTGCCACATCATATACAATAGATTTACCACCAGCTCTTGCCATACACAACTCAATGTGATACATAACTACATTGTATAGTATTTGAATATTTTTAAGAGCATCTACTATTGATAATGTTCTACCATTAAAATTAGTTTTAATAACTCCAAAATAATCTAATTTAGCTTCAGCATAATTTTCTTCAAATCTATATTGATTAGGTTTTGGACCCCAATCTATAATTTTTTCATGTCCTATTTTAGTTCCTTTCCAAATTTCAGTAATTGGTCTACGAACTATTTCTTCTCCTTTTTTTGGTTTATAATCATCAGCAAGCATTTTATAATAAGGTACTTCTGGATCAAATTTATTAGGAGATTTTTTGAATTTCATCATTCTAATAGAACGCCATTGTATATCTACAACACGAACTTTTAATGATGTGTTTTTAGTATATATATAAGAACTAAATGGAACATTATTATCTTGATACCAAGATGATTCCATTCTTGCTAATTCTTCTATATAATCAATATCTTTTTCTGTTAGCTTATGACCTAATCTATCTATAATTTCATTTGGTGTCCAATAGTTATCTACACCAGCATATAATGCATTATGCAAATCTTCTACATCTGCATCTGGATCATAAATAACAGTTCTTGGGTCTAATCTTTCAGGTACAGGATCTCCATTTTTTATAACTACACGATAAAATTCTTTAGACGTAACTCCCATATCATAGAAGCCTCGTTTAAATAAATTCTTTAAATCATATTTTTGTATAACATATTGTAAACCTGTATGAACTTGTTCTTCAATTGCATCACGAAATTTTAACTCTTGAAATTCTCTTACATCATCAGGTATTTCCATACCTACATCTTCGTCTTTAAATTCAACGCCAGTAACCTTTTCCATTTCTCTTCTTAAAGGTCGCAATATAAATTCGGCAGCTACTTGAATTTTCTTTTCATTCTTTCTTCTAATAGCATCTCTATTGATAACATTTACTGTAAATGATAAAGGTTGTGATATTAATTCGCCTGCAAGCAAATCAAGCTTAGGCATTATCATTGGATAATTAACTAAACGAGCTGGAGCAGTAATACCGTACATGTCGGTAACATACTCAAATTGCTTTGTGTCAAAATAACCTTCAGCTATTAAATAATTTTCGTGATCTTTTACTTTTTCATTTCTATATCTATCTCCCGTATCTTGATACGCTATAATTGAGTTAATACAGTTCAATACCCATTCCTCATTTTTCTTTGATGAAGGTATATTTTGTCGTGGAAATTCTGTTGCTGTGCTCATTCTACGTCAAAATTATAATCAAAGTTAGGAACATTTCTTCTATTATTCAACATATTATTTGTTTTATTTTTATTAACTGAAACAATTTGACCAGTTTCTGTTTTTTTAAAATGTGGATAAAAATCTTTTTCGTATTCTTCTTCTTCTTCTTTATTAACAATATGTCTTGTAGTGTCCATATCGTGCATAAGAGCCATACCAAAAGCCATAACCTCATCAGTATTACGTTTACCAAAAATAGCTAATTCTTCTAATAAACTCATAAAATAAATATCTTCATAATGTTTTTTAATATATTCATCTACTAATTCAACTAATAAAGATTTCTGATATGTTTTCATATGAATACCATATTTATTAGAAGCTTGACTATACGGTGAATCTGCAGAGCGTGGTCTTTCTTTTAAGTACCTGGTCATATTATGTTTAATAAAATACTTTAAAAAACCATCATCATTATATTCAACCAATATTTGACTTTGATAATAAACTGCTAATTTTAAACAGTTCTCATAAAATTCTTCTTTTGAATATGGTCTATCTGTGTACATAGCTATTGGCAATTCTCCAGGAACATCCATATTAACAAACCTACGATATACACACATACTTCCTCTTGACTCTCTATCAGTAAATGTAGTTTCTAATGAATCATCAACATGATAAGGATCGACAGCTGATACATTGACATTTTTAAAACCATCTAAATTTTCGTGTAGTATTTTAAACTTTCCATTACTATTATATTCTAATGTAGGTTTACTTCCAATTATAGATTTTCCTTTAGTGTTTTTATTCCAAACTAAATTAGCTTTTCTAACAATATTTAATTTTTTATTAGTAAGTATATTAGTTCTTTGTAAATTAATTTTATCTAAATCAAAAGGAGTTGTGCCTACTTGAAGAAACATATGCTCTTCTTTAAGTGGCATCTCCTGTCTAAATGCATAATACAAAGCTTTATCTCTTGAACCTTTCTTTTCAGCAGCTCTTGCTTCTATATGTTCTGTAGCTCCTTGAACATCTGATGTACCAGTCTTGTAATTAAAATATCCATGATATACTTTGCTTGCCGGAATAAATACTTTTTTAAGATTATACTCTTCTGGATTGTAATACATTTCCATAAAGTCTTCACTTTCATTACTAATCTGATTGGAAGTACCACCAATTATAGGTACACCAAATTGTAAAGAACCTTCTCTAAAACATTCTTCATTAGCATAATACGCTTTTTTTAATTTTTTAAACTCACCAGCTTCTTCAAGTACCCAATATGTCATTGTGGTTCCACGAAAAGCATCTGGCTTATCCATTACTCTAAAATGAATCATACTCTTCATTCCTTTTTCTACCCACTGCCCTTCTTCTTTTTCTTTATAACCTGACTGTAATATTAATTCGTTGTTATGTAATGTTTGACTACGCATTTCAGTAGGTAATGCATAATAAGATAACATCATCTTTTTTCTAAAATCTTGTACATAGTGTTCCATTTGAGCCCCTATACCATTTTCACTGTCTGGATATAAACTCCATTCTGCTAAAAGTATATTAGCATTCATAAATGAAAATCCTTTTCGTCTTGCTTTACCAACTATAATACCATAACCACCTTCTTTAGCATTATGTATTTCTGTATAGTATTCGTGGTCTTGATCTCGATAGCTTGGCGGCATCATTCTCTTTCTACCAGTCTTTTCATCGTAAGCATGTATCTTAGAAAAATTTAAATAGAAATAATATGGTCCAGGCATAAATGTACCACCATTTGGTTTCCACCCTTCACGACATCTTTTAATTTGTTCATTCCAATAGTTATGATGGTCTATTGAACCTTTAGAAAGTTTCTTTGCACTTTTATCAAAAAGTACCGGCCTGTATTTATCAGCACTTATCAACTTTCTTCTAATCTTAATTTAGTTTCTAACATACTAAAGTTTTCAGAAGATGTGCCAGATATCTTAGCTTCTGATTGTTGGTCTTTTAAAATCAATGCTTTTATTTTATCTCTTGCTAAAGCTGCCTTTTCCATCTTAATAGCAATATCATTTAAATCTTCAAGGTTACTTTGTGTTGGCACCATTTCTCTATATACCTGTGTAACTTTATACATCTGTTCACTCATAGCATTATACTGGTCAACTAAAGGATCATATTGTAATCTCTTGTATTCAGTTAAAGCTTCTAATACTAAATCATTTTCACAATGATTATGTTTGTATTTTTCAAATATATTATAAGTTACAGTTCTAACTCTTTCTTGTTCTGGTAATCTTCTGTATGGAGATTTAAAATCTGCTATACAAACTATCCACC